ATGTTTGGTCAAGGTGTAACTCAAAAAGCTACACAAGCACAAAATGTATTTTTTAAATATAATCTTTTACATGATTGGACTAGATTTGTACAGCTTACAAGTTATGAAGTTGGTAAGTCTAAAATATATGAAAACCTTTATAGTTTAGCAAATAAAAATTTAAGTAAAACAAAAAAATTAAGATTACAGGATGAACTAAATGAATTAGGAGTGGACATAGAAGCTGGTATAAAATGGGTTAAAGATGGTGCTAATCCTCATGGTATTTTTTATAAAAGAAACTTTACTAAAAGTGCAGCTAGATATGTTGATGAAGTTGTTATGAACCCTACTGCTGCATCTAATCAAAAACCTTTATTACATAGTTATGTAACTACTAGATGGTTATTTGGTTTAATGGGATTCCCTACTGCATTTAGTAATACTGTACTAAAAAATGGTATTAGAGATATAACAAGAGATGTAAGACAATTTTCTAAAGGTAGATTTACTACTCCGGGAATAGCTAGAGTTGCTTCAGGTGTTCTTACTATGACTGCTGTAGGAGCTTTTGGTAATATTCTTAGAACTGGTGGTAAAGAATTAGATAAAGTAGAAAACGGTGAAATAAGTTTTGGTGAATTTATTGGTAATGCTTCAAGAAGAACTGGACTTTGGGGTCCATTAGAACAATATGCTAGAATAGAAGATAATAGAAGATATAGAACTTTACCAGATTCTGTGCTTAGAAATTTAGCTGGTCCTGTTATAGGTGATATTATTGATGTTGTTGATAGAAGTGGTAGAACATCATTACAAATCGCTGTATCTAAAATACCCGGAGTTACAGTATTAAGAGCTACTAATCCTGAAGCTTATGAAGATTTAATGCAATGGGCTAGAGAGAATGATTTTTCTCAACCAACATTTGAACCTGAAGAAGATGAAGATAAACCAATAAGACCTAGACCACCTTTTCAGTTAGGAGGTTTAGTAGATGAATATCAATATTATAGTCAGTTATCTGAAGAAATGCCTCAAGCTATAGAAGAAACTAAAAAGTTTTTATCTGATAGAGTAGAAAGAGGAATTGAATCAAGTAAAAAAGTTTTAGAAGGAGCTAGGAAAGGAGATTACAGAGAAGCTTTTGAAGCTTACGAAACTTTACCAATAGAACAACAAATAGCAGGTTACATTCCTCCTGTAACTAATGTTCCTTTATCCTTAACTGGTGCTGCAGTTTATACTGAAAAAGCTAAACCTAGAATGAAAACTGTTGGAGAATATTTAAAAGGTATAAATCCAACTAGCCCTGTTCCTAATTTACCTTTTACTGTAGAAGACCCTTTATCTGCTGGTATTGCTGTTGCTGAAGGAGCTGGTGCTATTCCAGTAATAGGTATTCCATTTAAAGGATTAAGTAAAGGTTTAAAAACAATCAGAGCTAGAAGAGGCGATGATACCATGGGAGGTGGTGGAAATTTAATTCCTGATATAAAAGTTAAAGTAGATGAAGCTGGTTTTACTTCTAATATAGAAGAAGTGGCTGTTAATAATGTTAAACAATTTGCTAATGCAGAAGCATTTGTAAATTTTTTACAAAGCCCTAAAAGACAATTTAAAAAACAAGAGTTAGAGTTTATAGATTTGAACAAACTACAAATAACAGAAGACACTACACCTAATGATGTAATACAATATATTCAAGAAAATAAACCACAATTAAGTAGAGTAGTAAGAACAGAGTCTCCTACTCTTACTGCAAAAGCAGAGTCTGTTGAAGATTATTTAAGTCGAGATATTACCGAAGAAAACAAAATGTACGATAACATGTTAGATGATATAGATGCATCAGACATAGAAGGAGGAGGTTTTATAGGAAGAGTGCCAGACAATGTTGATGATGTTGAGTTTGTCTATAATTATGGAACTATAAATGATGTTGATGTTATTATTAAAGGTAATGACTTTGATGGTTTTAGTGGTTTTGTAAATGGAGTAAGAGCATTCGATACTGATACAAGAGGTGAAGCTGTTGTTCAATTAAATTCGCTGGGTAGAAGAGAAGGCTGGTTAAAATCACCATTAAAAATTAATCCGGCTGAAAAAATTAGAGGTCAAGAAGGTGTTCCTGATACTTTATTTACAGGCGAAGATACTTTACCTACAGAATATAGTGACTTATCTAGTTTTAAATTATCGGCTGGTGGTAGTGATGAGTATAGAGAAATACAATTATATTTAGAAAATCCAAAAGAAATAGATTACAATCCAGAGTTTATTGAAGAAATAAGAGCACATTATCCAGATACTAAAGGTGTTAATGAATTATTACATTATAGAGTTAGCAATAGAATAGATACAGATGGTAAAAAAGTTTTATATGTAGATGAAATACAATCAGATGTACATCAATTAGGTGAAAAATATGGATATATATCAGATGTAGATAGGGCTGGAATAGTTCCTGATTTTCCTTATAAAGATTTAGCATGGGTAGAAGTAGCTGTAAAAGATGCAATTCAATTAGCTATTAAAGATGGTGGATTTGATAGAATATCTTTTGCTGACCCTTTAACACAATTAATAAGAAATAATAAAAAATCTAATTATATAAATAATTTTGTAATAAGTCGTGTCAACAAAGAATATAGATTTACATTAAAAGTAGATGGTGTAGATAAATATGGATTATTTAATCCAGAAAATCCTATTAAATTAAAATCTCAAGATGAATTATTTAATACACCTCCTGAATTTATTGATGGTTATTCTTTAGCAAATGAAATAGAGCTTGTTGACCAAATGATTAGAGAATTAGGGTTTAGCAACCAACTACCGGGAGATAGTGCATACTTTACCAATTTCAATACTCCTAACGCAAAAGATTTTTATACTAAATTTATTAAAGATAACAATATAACAGAACTAGATGATATTTTCAATAGATTAGATAATGTTATTGCTTCTCCTGATAATACTTTAGTAATAGATGTAAATAGATTAGCTTTAGGAGAAGGTAAAAAGTTTATAGATATTTATGGAAATTTAATACCACAAGCTTTGAAAAAAATAGGTAGAGAACAGTATAATATAGAACCTAAAACAAATAAAATTTTACTTGATGATATGGATGTAACTGTAACTTCAGATGAAGTGTATCAAGCTTATCAACAAAAAATAGAAGCAATAAAAGCAAAAGAAATAGGAATAGGACCAAATGCAGAAACAAGAATTAATGTTAATGAAAAATTTATTGAACCTAAAAAGTTAAAAACTATTTCATTAGATATATCGCCTGAAATGAAAAAGCCATTAAAATTATTTGCTAGAGGTGGTCTAGTAGTTGGTGAAGATAATGTTCCTTTTACTAAAGAAGACCCAGCAGATAGAGTAGACCCTTTTACTGGTAGTCCATATAAATCTCAAATGGAGGAATTAGGATTATGAATATAGAACTATGCAAACAAGAAATAACTAGACACGAAGGTAAAGTGTTAGAAATATACGAAGATAGTTTAGGCTATAAAACTTTAGGTATTGGACATCTTTGTCAGCCTGAAGACCCTGAGTATAATTGGGAAGTAGGAACTAAAGTATCCGAAGAAGTTGTTGACATGTATTTTGAAGATGACTTTAAAAAACATTTAGCCGAAACAATACATGTATTTGGAACAGATGAGGCATTTTATAATTTACCAGAAGATATACAAAGAGTATTAGTTAATATGTGTTTTAATTTAGGTGCTACAAGATTATCTAAATTTAAAAATATGTTAGCAGCTTGTAGGTCGCATGACTGGCAAGAAATGGCTAGACAAATGGAGGATAGTCGTTGGTTTGGTCAAGTAGGTAGAAGAAGTATTGAACTGCAAAAGATGGTATTAGAATGCTGCTCTACTTAGAAAAAGATTTAGATAGAGCATATAGATTAGATTGTAAAGCTAGAACTAAATGTGATGAGCCTTGGGTTACTAGAGAACAGTTTAGAAGCCTGTATGAAGATTTAATCAGTTTACATTTAGTTAAAGCTGAAAAAGAGGAGATATTAATAGATGATGTACCTGAATGGGTATTAAGTTCTATTGATGGTATGTTAGAGGGAACATTAACTTTAGATAAGGAGTAATATGAAAGCGTTATTAAAAAATGTAGTAGGTGCTGTAGCTCCAACATTAGGAACTGCTTTAGGTGGTCCTATGGGTGGTATGGCTGCTAATATGATAGCTGAAGTTTTAGGTGTACCTAATAATCCAAAAGCAATAGAAAAAGGTATATCAGAAGCAACACCTGAACAAATGCTAGAACTTAAAAAAGCTGAACAAGCTTTTGAAGTTCAGATGAAAGAACTTGATGTTGATGTATATAAACTAGAAGTAGCAGACACACAAGACGCTAGAAAAAACTTTAGTAAAGATTGGACTGCTCGTATAATGGGTATAGCTACAGTAGGTGGCTTTCTAGGATATATATTCTTAGTAACCCTACAACCACCAGAGCAAAATAGCGAAGCTCTAATTAACTTAGTGTTAGGATATTTAGGTGGTTTAGCATCAGCAGTTATAAGTTTTTATTTTGGAGCTTCTAACTCTACTAAAGACTAATGGATGCAGTAGCGTTAATAAGTGAAGTAGGCTTTCCTATAGCAGCAGCTTTAGGTTTAGGTTTATTTATATGGAAACTTATAAATAGAATTATTGATGGCATGGAAACTAAACTAGATACTTTAGATGATAAAGTACAAGTTAGTTTAGATACTATGGAAGAAAGAGTTACAACTAAACTTGACAGTCAATATGGTATTATTGTCAGTTTAATTGACAGAGTAAGAGCAATGGATAATCAAAGTATTAGACAAGATGTTCTTTTAAAAACATTGTTAGGCGTTCCTAACTTAATTGATATAGAAAAAATAGCAAAGGCAGATAGAGATGACCAAAGGAAAGATTGATAGAATAGAAGATGTACATCCAATGACACAAATAACAATAGCCTCGATTATTCAGGTTACAATGTTTGGTTTAATGTTTTTAGTGTTTTGGTTAAACTCTAAACTCTTTGCAGATGAGATGGTTCATCAATTTAAAAATCCTAGTTTTAGTGGTGTAGGTACATCTGCACATTATCTTACCATAGAAAACCAAGAGTTTAATCGTAAGATGTCTATCAAAGAAGAAATAAAAGCTTTACAAGAACAAATAAAAAGAGACAAAGAAAATACAACACTTGCAAGGTTTATAAGAAATTTAGAATCTAGAATATATGCACAACTATCAAGACAGTTAGTAGAAAATTTGTTTGGAGAGACAGCAAGTACAGAAGGTACTTTAACTTTAGAAGGTAACACTATTACATATAGTGTTGAAGATGGAATAATAACTTTGGTGATAACGGACAGTAATGGCGACACGACTACTATACAGCTTCCTATTGGCAATTTTAGTTTCTAGTTGTGCAGTCTTAAACGAGAACAGAGACCTATCACTAACTAGAGATATATTACCTGCTAATATTTTAGATTTACAATCAGTTGAATTAGCTGAATTATCTCCTGCAAAAAAGAAACCAGTAATAGCAGTATATAGAGATAGCTTTCAAGATTTAACAGGGCAAAGAAAAAGTAATAGTAGCTTTGCTTTATTTAGTACAGCAGTTACCCAAGCTCCTGAAGCATTGCTTATCAGAGCTTTAAAACATGCTGCTAATGGTAATTTTTTTAGAGTTGTTGAACGAGTAGGTTTAGATAATCTTACTAAAGAACGACAACTAATCCGGTCAACCAGAGAGAACTTTGAAGAAGACCAAAAACTACAACCTTTATTATTTGCTGGTCTTATAATGCAAGGTGGAGTTATTAGTTATGACACAAACATTCAATCTGGTGGTATTGGTGCTAGATACTTAGGAATAGGTAATAGTAAACAATACCGAGAAGATGTAGTAACTATATCATTGCGATTAGTTTCTGTATCTACAGGTGAAATATTAATGGAATCTGCAGTTTCAAAAAATATTTTATCAACAAGTATTTCTCAGGACATCTTTCGTTTTATTGAACAAGGCACAGAACTTGTAGAGATAGAGGGAGGTGTTGCTGAGAATGAGGTGGGTTCTATAGCTTTGCAAAAGGCAATAGAAACTGGAGTATTAAACTTAATAGAAATAGGAATAGAAAGAGGGTATTGGGAATATGAAACAATTAATATTGATGAGCCTAGTTGCGATGATGATTGCATTGCCGACATACGGGGCTGACAATGAAATATATATTGACCAATCAGGTGCTACTGCTAATATAGATTTAGAACAACTTGGTTCTGGAAATATTATGGGTGGATTAAATTCTGTTGCTGGAACTTTAACTGCTCTAGATTTAGATGGATTAAATTTAACATTAGATATTAATCAAATCGGAGATAGTAACAAGTTTCTTGGTGATATTACAGGTGATTCTATAACAGGATTTTTTGAATTTGATGGAGATAGTAATACATTTACTATTCAAGCAGACCCAACTAATACTTATGGAATTGATAGTTCTAACTTTAATGTAGATACTACAGGTAGCAGTAATACTTTTACACTAGATGTAGGTACAAGTGCTATGGCTAGTAATACAGATTTAGATTGGATTATTAATGGTAGTAGTAACACACTTGATTTTGATATTAACTATGATGGTGGTACTTCTTATGTTGATATAGATGGGGATAGTAACGAAGTTACTTTTACAGGTAGTGGTTATGCTGGTGGTTATTTTTATTTAGACCAAACCGGTAATTCTAGAACTTTCAATATACAACAACTAAGTACATTAGATAATGATTGGCTCAAGATACTTTCTACTGGCAACTCTGGTACTGTCTGTGTTATCCAAAACGATGGTGGCACAACAGTCGGATGTTAGTATAGGAAGCGTAACAGAACTTAAAGGTACAGGCAGAATTGTAAGGGACATACCTTATGATGCTGCCTTATCTTTTGGTATAGAAAGTTATGATAATGTAGAAACTTCTAATGGTAGAATAGGAATAACATTTCTTAATGATACTAGAGTTAGACTAACAGAACATTCACAATTAGTTATAGATGAGTTTATCTATGACCCTAATCCTTCAAAGTCTAAAATGGCTTTGCAATTTGCTAGTGGTACTGCAAGGTTTATTACTGGTAAATTAAATAATATAAACAAAGAAAACATTGCTATCTCGACTCCGAGTGCAAATGTTTCTATTCGAGGTACAGACTTTACAATTACAGTCAATGAGATTGGAGAGTCTTTAATTATACTACTGCCCAAAGATGATGGTACTCCTAGTGGAGAGATATTAGTAGCAACAGCTATAGGAGAAGTATTGCTTAACAAACCCTATCAAGCCACTACAGTTTCTATGTTTGAGACAGAACCTACTAAACCAGTTATATTAGATATTACTTTAGAGTTAATAGATAATATGTTAATAGTAACCCCACCACAGGAGAACATAGATGTACAGGGAGAGAATGGAAGTAGCGTTTCTAATATTCTTGATGCTGACTTCCTTGAGTTTGATGATTTAGAAGTAGACTATCTTGCAGAAGATGAGTTAGAGTTTACTGAATTAGATATAAATTATCTAGATGTAAACTTTCTTGAAGACTTGTTAGATATAATACAAGATGTAAATGAGTTAGACCAGACAGAAACTTTACTCAAAGCTGACTTAGATTTAAAAGGAACAACTATGGGCTTTGATGCTAACACCCAAGTTAATACTTTTGCTACAGATAATATCATAACATTCTTAAAATCATTAGAAGATACAGTAAGATTAGATTTAGATAAATC